CCCGGGCCCGCCGCCGCGCACACCCGCCGCTCCCCCGCCTGCTGCACCGCCGTGAACTGCAGCTGCTCCAGCGTCGACCCGGCAACCGTCACGTCGCCGCCCCGGTCAAGCACCAGCGTCTTGCCCGCGTTCGCCGCGCCGCCGTACCGGGCCTGGATCCGCTCCCGCAGCAAGTCGATCGTCGCCGACTGAAGGGCCTGCGCGTACTTCACCACGATGCCCAGCTGCGCGCCGCTGCGCAGGTGCTCGGTCTTGTAGGCGGTCATCGCGTCATCCGCGCCGACCTCCCGCAAAACCGGGGACAGCCACGACATGCCCCGGAACCGGGCGCGCGGGTCGGGCACGGGCGAGTAGTGGGCCACCTCGCCGGGGGTGAAGAACTCCGGGTCACGGCCGCTGCCCGGCGCCGGGTCCTCCGAATAGCCGACCGGGATCCGGTACGGCCGCCCGAGGGTGTCCCGGGCTTCCTCCGACACGATCACCACGCACTCCGCCGGCATCTGCACCAGCAGCGGGCCGCCGCCGTCAGCCGGGTCGACGCGGCGGACGTAGCAGTTGCCCGCCGTCGTCTCGTCCTGGCACATCCGGGCCAGCAGCTCTCCCTGCGTCGCGCCCGGCCACGGGTGCTCCAGGATGCCCAGGTCAGTGTTCCCGAACACCCGGTCATCAGCGGCGGACTGGAACTTGAACCTGGCCTCGGAGAACAGCGACATCCGCACCAGGTCACACGCCGCCACGACCCCGTTGACCTCGTACGCCTCACGTGCGGCGCGGACGATCCCGGCGGGCGAGCCTTCCCTCCCGCGCCCGTAGGCGTCCGTGGCCACGACCGGATACGCGCCTGACCAGGAATACTCGTTGTAGCCCGCGTCGGCGCGCGCCAGCAGCCGGTCGAGCATCCTCACGGGCGCATCCGCTCCACGTCGAGGACCTGGCTTACCGTCCGCTCACCGCGGCGCGGCAGGCCCGTCCCGTCATCGCGCATTAGCCCGAACCACAGCGCACCGCCAGACACCGCCATCCCCGTCAGCCCGAGGCACCACAGGCCCACCAGCGATGAGAACCCCAGGAGCCCGCCGATGCCCGCGACCATCAAGGCGGCAGAGGTCAGCTGCTGCCGCGCCTGGCGGGCACGGGACGCCAGCGCCCGCCCGTGCAGGCGCCACGCCCGCAAGTGGGCGCGCACCGTCACCCCGGCCAGCCTCACGCCATCCACGGGCGACCCTCCCTCATGTATCGTCGGAACATCCGTGGCGCGCGGGGCCGGGCCGGAAGATCGAAGCCGAGTCGCCGGATCAGGGCAGGTGCAAAACCATCGCCCGTCTGACCCAAAGGCAACTGCGACCCGCGCCACGGGGCCTAGATCGTCCACGCGCCCGGTGACGACAGCTCCTCATGCCGCAGCAACTGCCATGCCGCCAGGGTCGCCGCCACCAGCGGCCCCTGATCCACCGTCACGCGCGGGTACCACGCCTTCGCCCCCGACAGCGGCCGCTGCTGCCCCGCCCGCACCGCGTCCGTCAGCGGCTTCTGGTCCAGGTGCTCCAGGCCCCCCGGCACCAGGTCGAGGAACTCCCCGTGCGCCACCGCCACCTCTTCAGCGGTCGGCTCCACGGCGATGATTCCCGCCGCCTTCAAAGGCTCGATCAGCGTCCCCGACTGGGACTTCGGGTTCACGGTCAGCGACACGATGTCATCGCAGAACGCGTACGCCCCGGACAGCCACGCGATCACCAGGCGCGGGGAGTCGTAGAACCGCAGGTCCACCAGCACCTTCCCGGAAGGGCCGCGCTTAGCGACCACGACGGAGGCGTGCTGGCGGTCCTCGCTGATCGCCGCGCCCAGCGCCAGCTCGGAGGTCACCGGAGCACTCGCGCGTTAGGCGGATAGGTGGCCATCAGCATCGCGGCGTCAGCATCGCTGAAGTCGTAGCTCTTCATGATCTTCCACAGCGGCCACGGACGATCAGGGTCGATGACCTCGATGCCGATCAGGTTCCCGTCGCCGTCAAGGTCCACCATTGTGCACGGATCGGAGTCAACCTCCAGCGTGCGCGCGACGGTGCCGTCAGTGAGCCTGATGTACAGGGCGTCAGCGTCGAAGTCATGCTCTAGCGTCACGATGCCTCCCTGGCGGCCGCCGCCGACCATGCGTCCTGCCCGATCACGCCCCAGCCAGGCTTCGCGACCTCGGGCCATTGACACAAATAAGCTCTTCTGAACTCGCTTTCTTCCATGTCCTGGTAGTCCGTCGCGACCGTCTCCTCCGACACCGTGATCCCCAGCGCGGGCATGCACCCCCGCCAGGTCACCGGATCACCAGGATCAGCGTCATCAGGCGCGCTGTAGCCGATGTAGCAGCCGCCCGGCTCGCCCGCCTCCAGCTTTTCCCGGGCCTCGAAGACCTTCCGCCGGAAGTACTCCGACTTCTCGTTCCCCGCCGCCGACACGATCAGCAGCTGCGCGTCCCGCGTCATCATCGCCGGGCGCATCGCCTGCTCCAGCCGGTCATCCCGCTGCGCCCACGCCTCGTCAATGACGCCCAGGTCCAGGTTGTCCCCGTGCGCCGACGTCTCCTCAGCCGTCACCAGGCTCAGCATCGACCCGTTCGCGAACAGCAGCGCCTCACTGCCACTGCCCTTGCGGATATCGATGAACGGCCTCAGCTTGCTCGCCGAGATACGCGGCCACCAGACGTCGAGCAGGCGGTGCCGCGCCTCCTTGCCCGACTGCGCCGCATAGGCGATCTGCATGCCAGGCCTGCGTAGTCCCCGCGCGATCATGATCGACAGCAAGTCCACCGACTTGCCCTGCTGCCTCATCACCTCCAGGATCACCTGCCGGTGCGCCAGCCGCCCGGAACCGTCCAGCTCCGTGACCAGCTCATTCGCCTCACGCTGCCACGGCATCAGCCCCGGCCCCAGCGACGTCTTAAAGCCCAGCACCACCGCCGTCCGCGCGATGCCCTCCGCCAGGCTCGCCCGCCCCGGTGTCGGAGCGGTCGCGAACCTAGGCCTGCAAGGCGTCGAAAAGCCCCGTGAGGTCGGCA